GCTCGCGTGGCTTTCGGATTACCAAGATATGCTCGACATCTTCAAGGGAGGTGGTGACCCTTACGCGGCTTTCGGGGCTCAGATGTTTAACATTCCGAACCTCACCAAAGAAACACACCCAGATCTCAGGCAGTCTGCGAAGTCTGCGCTACTTGGGTGCGGTTACGGCCTCGGTTGGGCGTCGTTTGCCTCTCAGTTACTCGTCGGTTTCCTCGGTGCACCACCAGTCAGGTACTCGAAAGACTTTGCTAAGGCGCTAGGCGTTGACTCTGAGTATGCGGAGGCGTTTGCTAAGTGGGATGGCAACGACGAGAAGATGTTTGAGATACCGCACACATGTTCTACCAAGGAATTGTTGCACCATGTGCTTGCGTCCAAAGCTATCATAGATACGTATAGGAGAACTGCGTACCCTGTTGTAGCGTTCTGGAGTCTCTGTGAAACAGCTTTACATAGAGCGCTTGTAAAGGGTGATGAACTCGTGTATAAATGTATTACGTTCCGCAAAGGCGAGATAGAATTACCAAACGGAATGAAGTTGTTGTACCCTGATCTTCGCTATGAGAAGGACGACAAAGGTAGGAGCCAAGCAGTATACGGGCCACACGCTACCAAGTTGTATGCAGGGAAGATAACGAACAACATCACGCAAGCTTTGGCTCGCATTGTGATGACGGATGGTATGTTGAGGGTAGCAAAGAAATACCCGATCGCAGGCACAGTGCACGATGAACTGATTGCTGTTGTACCTGACGATGAAGTGGTTGACGCTAAGACTTGGGTCTTGGCGCAAATGACTATGGAGCCGCCCTACATGAAGGGTATTCCATTGGCCGCTGACGGTGGCGCTCACCGGAGATATGGATTAGCAAAAGACTAGGAGAAGCAATGCAGATACCAAAACGCATCAGCGTGGGCAAGAAGACGTACGAGATTACGCGCCCACAAACAGTACAAGACCCTGCGGCTTATGGCCGCACGTACTTCGACGAGAACCGCATAGAGATAGCGCGGTTCGATAACAACGGCAACGCGTTCGAGCAAAACGAGATTGAGGACACGTTCTGGCACGAGCTTACGCACACCATCCTGTATGACATGGGTCACGACCTGTGTGCCAATGAACGCTTCGTTACCGCTTTCGCCAACCGCCTTTCTGATGCAGTCAACTCAGCAAAATTATGAAACAACCCGCATGGTCACACTCCTCCCTCAAAGATTTTGAGGGGTGCCAACGCCGCTACCAAGAGGTCAAGGTCTTGAAGAACTACCCGTTCACTGAGACTGAGGCAACACGCTACGGCAATCAGGTACACAAAGCTATTGAGGACTACATTGCAGAGGGCACGCCAATACCCGCTGAGTACTCACAGTTTCAACCTGTGGTGGACGCCATGCTGAAAAAGAATGGGCGCAAGCTAGCCGAGTATGAGATGGCGCTGACTGTCGACCTCAAGCCTACTGGTTGGAAAGACAAAGACGTATGGGTGCGCGGCATTGCTGACATCCTAGTCATTGACGACGACAATCTGACTGCGTGGGTGGGTGACTGGAAGACTGGCAACAACAAGTATCCAGATAGAGATCAGCTTGTTCTTATGTCGCTCATGGTGTTTGCCCACTTCCCACACATCCGCAAGGTTAACTCCGCGTTGCTGTTCATTGTGAAAAATGATATGGTCAAGATGTCGATGGCACGAGATGAGGCCGACAAACACTGGTGGGACTATCGTGAGCGTACAGCGCGGCTTGAGGCTAGCTTTGCCAACGACGTGTGGAACCCAAACCAAACGCCACTGTGCGGTTGGTGCCCAGTGAAGACTTGCGAGTTCAACAAAAAATATTGAGGTGTCGCATGTATAAAAAGAAGTGGGGAGAGCTTACAAAGTTGTGCGCCGTGTGTGGCACAGAGTATGTTCTGAAGAGCGGCTCACACAAATACTGCTCGCTCCCATGCAAAAGAAAGTACGCCCGAGAAGAAGGGGCGGAGTCCACAAAACGGCAGTACGAACTTATCAATGGACGTTGGGACAAGTATGTCGGTAGGTTGCTTATGCGAGGAGACAGACGCGCCGCACTTACAAAACAAGATTTGCTTGATTTGCTTGAAAAACAGAACTACTGTTGTGCGCTAACGGGGGTCGAGATGACTTGTGTTCTAGAGAAAGGCACAACAAACAAAACCAACGTAAGCATAGATCGTATCGACCCGAAAGGGCCGTACATAAAAGAGAACATTCAACTGGTGTGCGCGGCGGTAAACAAATTTCGCATTGACACTCCGTTGGATGAATTTATTGACTGGTGTAGAAAGGTAACAGAACATGCCCTACAAAAACAAAGCTGATAGAAATTACGCGCACGAGTATGCCAATTACGACGGCACACCGATGGTCAAAAAGAAACGTGCCGCACGAAACAAAGCACGAGCAATTATGGAGAAGGAAGGACTAGTACATAAAGGAGATGGAAAAGATGTCGATCACAAAAGAGCGCTATCAAAAGGGGGAAAGACAGTACGCTCGAATCTCCGCGTCAAAGACGCGAGCGCAAATCGCTCGTATGCAAGAAAGTCAGACCACTCTATTAAGTGACATACCTACTGCAAGACTTATCGATCTCTGGGTAGCGCGTTGGGGGCATGACTGGGTTGATCTGGTGGAAGTAACAGAAGACCCATTCTACAAAGACGCGTACAACAGAATGAGAAGAGAAGGGGAACTTGAGATTCACTTCCTAACAGATCGCTCTAAGTATGTGTGTCGTAATCCAAAATAAATCAAGGAGAAGCAAATGGGAAAAGTAAAACAGACAATACAGCTAACCGCGTCACAGGTGGCGATAGCAAACAAAATGGGGATGTCCCTGCAAGATTACGCAAGGGCTATCCAACAAATTAACGCACCAGTAACCATGACTTCGTTCAACCCTAACAACAACCCTGTGTATTCCATACCGCTGTCTGAGCTAGTCAACTTGTGGCGTGCCAAGTACGGAGATACGTGGGTAGATGTGTCGGAGATAGAAGATGACTTTTGGTCTGATGCATCCGCACGCTTGCACAGCAACAAAAAGATGGAAGAACTAAACCATCACTCAGACAACTCGCCTTGGGCTAGGCTGAAGGAAGATGCGTAATGCAAATCGTTGACGACAAAGCGCTTGTACTACGTACACGCAACCCACACAAGTACGCGATCATTCCAAAGCATAAGGTGCTGTCCGAGACGAATGGTATCTATGAGGTAGCTGTCTACTGGGGCTTAGATGAAGCAAGGGTGCTACGCAATCTTGGTGTGAAGGATGTGCCATCGCCTATCACTAGGCGCTACGACTGGCCGGGAAAGTTTATACCAATGGCTCACCAAATAGAGACAGCGGCTTTCCTCACAATGAACCGCAGAGCGTTCTGTTTTAACGACCCCGGAACGGGCAAGACTTTGTCTGCGCTATGGGCGGCTGACTTCTTGATGAAGCGTGGTGAAGTTCGTCGCATACTCATTCTCTGCCCCTTGTCCATCATGCACAGTGCGTGGATGGGTGACATCAACCGAAGCGTGATACATCGCTCTGCCATTGTCGCGCACCATGCTCAAGCTAGTCGGCGTATTGAAATGATTCAGCAAGACTACGAGATTGTGATTGCCAACTACGATGGCTTGAACTTGATCGCATCCGAGATCAATGCGGATGGTAGGTTTGACTTAGTAATTGTCGATGAAGCCAACGCATACAAGAACCCGTCAACACGTAGGTGGAAAACACTTGCGTCAATCATCAAGCCTGAGACGTATTTGTGGATGATGACTGGTACGCCTGCATCGCAGTCGCCTGTAGATGCGTATGGTCTTGCTAAGTTTGTTAACCCAAGCGGTGTGCCTAAGTTCCAGACATCGTGGCGCGACAAGGTCATGAACAAGATCAGCATGTTCAAGTGGGCTCCGAAGGCTAACGCTAAAGAGCTTGTGTACGATGCGCTTCAACCCGCAATACGTTTCACCAAAGACCAGTGCCTCGACTTGCCGCCCGTCATCACAGTCACACGCGAAGTGCCGATGACACCACAGCAGGCTAAGTACTACAAGCTTCTCAAAGAGCAGATGCTTTTCCAAGCTGCCGGAGAAACAATCAGTGCGGTCAACGCAGGCGTTGCGGTCAACAAGCTACTACAGATCAGTTGTGGTGCCGCCTACACAGACGAGAAGGAAGTTGTGGAGTTCGATGCCGCGCCTCGCCTTGGGGTACTGGAGGAAGTATTAGAAGAGACAAACCGCAAGGTCATCATCTTTGCTTTGTTCCGCTCAAGCATTGACACCATCGTCAAGTATCTTACTAAGCGTGGCTATGCCGTTGACCAGATTCATGGCGACGTGTCAGCAACCAAGCGTGGTCAGATCATTAACGACTTTCAGACTACCGACAACATCCGCGTACTGGTGTTGCAACCACAAGCGACAGCACACGGGATTACCCTGACTGCCGCTGACACAGTTGTGTTCTTTGGCCCACTCATGTCAGTGGAGATGTATACGCAGTGCATAGCACGAGCCGACCGCAAAGGTCAAGACTCGGACAAAGTTACTGTGGTACACATTGAGTCAAGCCCCATTGAAAAGAAATTATTCAAGGCAATGAATACAAAAGTTTCCGATCACGCCATGCTTGTTGGCATGTTCGACAGTGAAGTAAAAAATATTTAAGAAAGGAGTTGCAAATCAATTCAGTCGTGCTATGCTGTCAAACCATTGACAATAAAATAATTTAAGGAGAAGTAAATGTTAAACATAGATGATGAGGAACCTGCTCCTCAGGAAGCACCGACAGACGTCACTGTCCCCATGGACAAGTTGGCGAAGGTGTACCGCAGGATGCAGTCACGCGTACAAGAGTTAACCGCTCAGTACGAGTCTGAGATCGAGGACATCAAGCGTCAGCAAGACGTTGTGAAAATCGCGCTCAAAGACCAGATGCTCAAGCTTGGCGTATCAAGTGTACGCACAGACCAAGGCACCGTAGTGCTGTCTACCAAGACACGCTACAACACACAGGACTGGGACTCTTTTAAAGAGTTCATCAAGGAACACGATGCGTTGGACTTGTTGGAGAAGCGTATTGCGCAGACCAACATGGCTACGTTCTTGTCCGAGAATCCCAGTCTAGTTCCCGCAGGGCTTAACTCTATGACAGAGTACGCCATTTCAGTTCGTAAACCAACTAAGTAATCAGGAGAATCATTATGAGCAATGTAGCTCTATTCAACCCATCCCAAGCCCCCGCGTTCGCAAAGAACCGCACATCGTTGTCACCCATGGCCCGCGCCCTAGCCGGTGGCGCAGTAGGTAACCGCACCAAGAGCATCTCCATCAAAGGCGGTGTGTTTCGTTTGCACGAAGGCGGCAAAGAGATTGCCGCTATCGAAGAGCGCTACCTCGACGTAGTGATTGTCAATGCCGCGCCTGATGTTTCACGCGTGTTCTATGCCAAGGCATACGATGGCGAAGTATCTGCGCCTGACTGCTGGTCACAAGACGGCAAGACACCAAGCCCTGAGGCAAGCAACCCACAGCACAACAAGTGCGATGGATGCCAACAGAACATTGCCGGTTCTGGTCAGAACAATAGCCGCGCTTGCCGCTTCCAACAACACATTGCTGTAGTGTTGGCTAACGATATGGAGGGCTCTGTGTTGAAATTGACTGTGCCTGCCAAGTCTGTGTTTGGCAAAGAAGAAGGCGACAACCGCGCCTTGCAAGCGTACGCTCGCCACTTGGGTGCGCAGAACATTGACCCCTCTGAGGTCATCACCCGCATGAAGTTCGACACCAAGTCTGAAGCGCCTAAGCTGTTCTTCAAGGCTATGCGTTGGTTGACTGACGATGAGTTCCCAACCATTCAGGAACAGGGCAAGACAGACACCGCTATTAAAGCTGTGACAATGTCTTTCTCTAAGATGGACAGCGTTGCCGCCCCTGCACCTTTGAAGCTTGAAGGCAAGCGCCCTGCGCCTGTGGTCGAGGAAGAGGAAGCACCTGCACCCAAGGCTAAGACCAAAGCCAAGCCCGCCCCTCTGCCCGCAGAGGATGATGAGGAGCCCGTAGTCCGCAAGGAAGAGAAGAAGCCCAACGCTGTACCCAAAGCGAAGGCTGACTTGTCTGCCATGGTGGACGACTGGGACGAAGCAGAATAAGGGAGTAGATCATGAGACTTATGACGCGTGACTCTACACCAAGAGAATTTCAAAAAGTTTACCGCAAGGGCGACATTGTCTACGTTCCACACTTTCGCTGTAGCGATGTGTTTGTAGGCCCCGGATACCCCCGCTTCACAAAACAACGCTATAGCGAGTTTGATCTTGTTAAAGCAGGCGCTGTGCAAGAAAGCATGCCTTTGTGGACAAGGGGTAGATACGGCTTCGTTGACGATAGCAACCCCTAAATATCGGGGGGAACGCTGTGCAAAGGCTTTTAAGCTTGCGGACGAGCAGTTAGTACCCCCACCTACACCATGCCATATTCACCACAAGTAATTAGCGCAGTCAAAAAAGCGCCTAAGACGTTGGGCAACCAACTCGGGCGATGGGCTGTGCATCATGACTTCTCTGCCATCAAGATAGCCAAAGTAACAGGAGCCTCTCGGCAATCTGTTTACAACTGGTTCAATGGTGGAGAAGTATTCGTGGCTTACCGACCATCGGTTGAAGCTATCCTTAAAATTTTACAAGCGTCCAGTACGGGCGACGAAGCTTGGAGACGAACATGCAAAGCATTCAACCTCAAAACTTGAGCGATGAAGAGATACTGCGTCAGGTGTACCTGATGGGCAACGAGATGCTTCCGAAAGAATGGGTGGAAGAGCTTTGCACACGCCTAGCGGCGGCACTCGACAACTTTGAAGATAAGTACGATGAAGGCTTTGCTGACGGCTTTGCAGATGGCATAGAACACGCAAACGAATTTCCGCTAGACAAATAACCAAAGGACAAACATGACATCCGCTGAATTTTTAGCGGTGGTTTTGCCGTCCGAAGGTTTTGGCCTGTACTGCGCGGTAGAACTCACAAAAAAGAAAGAGCATGTATATGCGGCAAAGATTGAGGAACTCATCCCGACGATCGAGGAGTGGCACGCCAACAACTACGACGTCTTCTATGGACTAGCTACCTTTGACAAGAAGCGCGGCGCTGAAGAAGCTCAGTACCTTAAGTCGTTCTTTGTTGACTTGGATGGGTACGCTACCAAGAAGGCGGCGGCTGATGCGCTGATTGAGTTCCTGACAAGGTCTGGGCTTGATGCGCTAGGTACGCCATGGGTGGTTGACTCAGGCGGGGGCTTGCATTGCTACTGGCCGCTCAAGGATGAGATTCCTGCAACTATATGGAAACCTGTTGCCGAGAACTTAAAGCGTCTGTGCAAACAGGAAGGTTTCAACATCGACATGACGGTGACTGCGGACACTGCGCGTATCTTGCGTGTGCCCGGAACTGCCAACAACAAGAAGAAGTATGCGACGCCGCGCCCTGTGCGCATAGTCCAAGAAGGCGACATCTTTGACTTCTCGACTTTTTCGCCACTTGTTTACGAGAAGCTTGAGGAGGTGCCTGCACCCCCTGCGCCCAAGCTAGACCTGCCCGGCCAACGCCCTACGGCGCAGACACGCGGTCAGGTTAAGCTGATTCAAGATAGCTTCACACTGTTTGGGAACTTTGAGAACCAGTGCGGTCAGGTTCAGGACTACATCGCCACGGCTACGGAAGACGGCAAGGAACCCATCTGGCGCGGACTCCTGTCTTGGGCAAAGGTCTGTGAGGATGGCGCAGAGAAAGCTATCTGGTTGTCGGACATGCACCCATACCCACACGAGCGGATGCACCAGAAGATTGCGGAGATCAAAGGGCCATACGCGTGCATGAAGATGGACAGCGAGAACCCCGGAATCTGCACAAAATGTAAGCACTGGGGCAAGATCACAAACCCTCTGATACTGGGGCGCGAGATTAAGGTGGACAACACGGCCAAAGAGATCATGTTGTCAGCGCCTGCTGAAGAAGATTTCGACGAAGCCGAGCTTGACTCTGAGGAATCCTACGAGCCAGAAGATACGGGTTTACCCCTAGCACCTAGCGTGGTGCGTCCTGTGCCCCCTCGTGGTTACAGCTATGGCGAACATGGCGGCGTGTACTGCACGCGCACTGAGGAAGACGAAGAAGGCAAGAAGTCCAAGAAGAATATTCAACTGGTTCCCTACGACTTGTTTGTGGTTGACCTATTGAAGATGGAGAACGACCACCTGATTCACATGGCCGCTGTGCGTCCCGAAGGCGTGCAGACGCTCAACTTCCCACAGAAATCTATTGTCAGCAAGGACGAGACGCTCAAGTGGTTGGCTAGTCAGAACATTGTCAGTACCTTTGCGGGTCACGACAAGACGCTGTTTGAGTATGTGCGTTCATGCGTAGGTGAGGCTTCACAGAACCGCAAGCCAGTCGAGGTGCCGTTCCAATGTGGATGGCAGGCAGATCAATCGTTTGTCTACAACAACCGCGTGTTCAGTAAAGATGGGCGCGAGACTCGGATACCCATGCCCGGGCTTGAGAACATCAACCGCAACACCAACGGCAAGGGCGACCTTGATACGTGGCGGCATCTGTGGAAGACGATCTTTGTGGAGAAAGAAGGCATGGAGACGGCCTTGGCTGTGGCTCTGGACTCCTTTGGATCACCGCTTATGCGCTTCACCGAGTACGAAGGCTTTGTCTGGCACATCGGCTCACAGTGGTCGGGCACAGGTAAGTCTTTAGTTCTAAGTGCCAAGGCTGGTGTGTGGGGTCACCCCCTGCGCTACCGCACAGGCAAGAGTACTTCTCCTGTTGCAATGCAACAAAGGGCGGGTTTGCTTAACAGCATGCCGCTTCTGATTGACGAGATCACCAACACCCAACGCAAAGACATGGAGTGGGCACCCGCCTTTATCTTTGACTACGCAGAGGGTCAGGGCAAGGAGCGTATGGAGTCCGGCTCCAACAAGGAACGTATCAATAATAGTACGTGGACTGCTACGTGCACGATGACGTCTAACACGAAGCTGACAGACTACATGGCGGGGGCTCGGGCTCACAGTTCCAACGGCGAGCTTTTGCGTATGCTTGAGTGGACGCCGCACATTAAGCTGAAGTTCACAGCCGAGGAGCGCAAGACCTTGCTTGAGATTAAACGTAACTATGGCGTAGCGGGTGAGGCTTGGGTTCGGTGGTTAGCTGTCAACCAGAAGACTGCCGAGGAGATTGTCCGCAAGGTTCACATCCATCTGAAGAAGGTCTTTAACTTCAACGACGACGAGCGCTACTGGCACGCGGGCTGTACTACAACTGTAGCGGCGGCTATTCTTCTGCGTAAGGAGTACTCCGGCATCCTAGACGTGGAGATCAACAAGGTCATCAACGCTCTGAAAGGACTTGTGGAGAGAGCCCGTGGCGTCATCAAGACGAGCGTGCGCTCTGCTGAAGATGTGCTCAACGCCTACATCGGTGACAACTATGGAAGCTTTATTGTTCTGAAGAAAGTCGAGGGCAGAATCCTAGCAGCGTGGGGCGACAACGGCGACATCGTTGACCGCTCGACCACTAAGAGCAAGGTGCTCGGCAGAGTGGAGCATGGGCTTATGTCCCCGGGCTACAGAGAGTTCTACATTGAAGAGCAGTTACTCAAGAAGCATTGCGTGAGCATGAGCTTTGGCTACGACGAGTTCAAGGCGCAGATGGAGGAGTTGTTTACCTGCAAATACGTCAAGAAAGATATGCTGTCCCGTACCAACGGCCCTGCCATGCGTGTCAACACCATGCACATAACTTTTAGGGAAGAAGTCTTTGATGGTAATACTGTATCCGTGGGCGAAGCTAAAGCCGGGTGAGGGCTTCTTTGTCCCGGGGCTAGACGTGGAAAGGGTGAGGGAGATGGGCTTACGTGCCGCTCTCCCTCACCGCATTCAAGCGCGTGCTGTCGTGGGTATTAAGAACCACCAACTAGGCGTATGGTTTTATCGGAAATTTCCCGCGTCGTATTTGCAAGCGCAATCTTCATCTTCCTGATATTGTCAAGCTGTTCACGCTTGGCTTCAGGCGTCATCTTAGATGCGGCAATTGCTCGCTCTGCCTGTGTCAACATATTCATGTTTGTCTTAAACGTGTTAGCCAGTTCAGACTGCATATAGTCAGTGCCGCGCTTGGTCATCAAGGCTTGAGCTTCCTGTACCTTACCCTCTTCCAACAGTTTGTTGACAGTAAACTTGACCTGAGAGATCTCGTTCATGCGTTCATACACAGAGTTGATGATGCCGCCTGCATCATTTGGCTGAAACGCACCGCCAAGTATTGGATACTCAGACAAGCGCCTAATCGCACGCTCTGGCGTTTCCTTAGATGGCACGCCAAGGCTGATAGCTTGCAAGAACGCCAGACCCATCGTTCCTGTATAACCGCTGACAAGCGCTTCAATCTTGATCGGCGACACGCCCAAGGTACTACCGACCAGCTTAGCGGCATCGGTTGTGTTGACGCGGTACTGCTCTTCCGGCAACAACTGCTTCTCGCGTGCTGACAGAATGTCGCGGCCTGTGTAGAACGACTTGCCAAGACCTACCTCGATTAAAGGCTTGGCCGCTTGCGGGATGCCGTACGACGAACCGCCGGGGACTGTCTGCAACAAGATCTGCTTAAACGCCTTGACTGCTTCCTCTCCACCATGCTCTGTGGTCATGCTGTTGTACAACGCCTCAGGGATAGCCTTGAAGATGTAACCGATCTCAAACGGCACAGGGACTTTGACGGGCTCGTCGAGGCCGGGCAGACGTATAAACCAGTTGCCATACTTCTGGTCTGGCGTAGCGTTC